CACGCCCATCATCGCACTGGTGGTTACGGCGTTGCTATTCATGCCGGCCGTAAATCATGGGAAGAGAAATTCGGTACTGAAAGCGAGTTGTTGGCGCAGGTTCTGCAGGAATTAGGGGAGACCATCGCATGACTAATCCTTACTGCGAATCTCTCACAGCCCTTCGCAACGCACCATCACATTATTTAAAAGAGGTTGGTGACCAGTGGCGAACGCCGGATCCGCTTTTCTGGGGTATCAACGCGATGTTTGGTCCGTTGATGCTGGACCTGTTCGCTGATGACAGCAATGCAAAATGTCCTGTCTGGTACACCGCAGAAGATAACGCGCTGACACAGGACTGGTCGGAAATGCTGGACTCAATTGGTGGTGCTGCATTTGGCAACCCGCCATACAGCCGCTCTCAATATCATGAGAAGCAAGCTATCACAGGCATGACTCACATCATGAACTACGCAGCGGCGCAACGAGATAAGGGCGGTCGCTATGTTTTCCTGGTTAAATCAGCAACGAGCGAAACCTGGTGGCCGGAAGATGCGGATCATGTCTGCTTTATTCGTGGGCGGATTGGTTTCGATCTGCCTGTCTGGTTTAAACCCGCCAACGACAAACAAAGGCCGACCAGCGCGTTTTTTGCTGGTGCCATAGCTGTATTTGATAAGACCTGGCGAGGTGAGCAGGTTAGTTACATCAATCGAACGGTGCTTGAAGAAAAGGGCCGCGCATTTATGTCACTGGCGCAGTTTGCTGCGGACCAGAACAACACCAAAAATGAGGTGAATGTATGATCAACCCTTCTGAAGTTGGTAAATCCGGGGAAATGGTTCGCCTCCGCACTCTGGAAAGCATCTGGATACAGGGAAAGCTGCGTATGTGGGGCCGCTGGTCGTATATCGGCAGTGGTAGCGGCGGGAATATGTTTAATCAGTTACTGGTATCCGGGAAGATAACGAAGACGGCTATCAATGATGCATTACGCCGGATGAAGAAGTCGGGCATCTCAAAGCCAGAGCTTGAGGTATTCTTTAAAGAGATTATCAGCAGTAAAAACAAAAGTGGCCTTGCGTTCTGCTCTGACGAAGAGGGATTAAAAATTGATGGTGTTATCGCCGGGGTCCTCATGAATGAGGACTACCGGTCACTCTATGGTGTGATTGTAGATCGCCATCGCTTACGCAAAAGCAAACTTCAGATGGCTAACGAGCTTCTGGAAAAACACCCTGACTGGACACTGATTACTTGCCGCAGAAGAATTGATACATGGATAAGTTTGGCAGAATCGATACTTTACGCTCCATTATGTGACGCATTCGGCACAAATGGCGACAGATTTTACTTGCAAGGTGAGCAAGAAAGTGCTTGAATTGTGGTAGGCTCGGGACGTTAAAGCGAACTGAGCAGCACAACATTAAGAACCCGCCATAGTGCGGGTTTTTTGCATCCAACAAAGACTAACCAGAATGGTTGGTGGTATAGTTTTTGAAACAAAATTCTGGAGATTAAAAATGCTTTGTGGAGGACTTTCACTGCGAGACTTTATGCACAAGCTTCATAAAGTTTTACGACCAACCGGTCCAGTTGTTTCAATGGAATTGTTATTTGGACGTGAGAAGCATGTCACTGACCTAGAGTTAGCCCTTTATGCCACAGGTCGGCATGCCTTTATTTATGGTGATAGAGGTGTAGGTAAAACCTCTTTAGCGCAGACTGTCGCATTCAAACTTCAGGAAGAAGCTGATCCTATACTGGTTGGTTGTGAGAAAGAGTCCACCTTCTCAAGCGTTATGAATGATATTGTTTTGCGTGGAACACCGCAAAATAAAAAAATTGATACTCAAGGCTGGACTTTTGGTTTAAATGTTGCAGGAGTTGGCGGCATAAATGCGGGACAAAACCAAAAAATCAATAATACTGACCTTAATATTGACTCAGTTTCTGCAGCAGTCCGAGCGTTACAATTTCTAACCAAGGCTCATTCTAAAAGACCTTATATTGTAATTGATGAATTTGACCAAATTGACTCTGATGCAGAGCGTCAAAAGTTTGGTTCGCTTATCAAACAACTGGGTGATCAAGCCTGTGAAGTAAAATTAATTTTTACCGGAATTGGTGATTCTCTAGTAACCCTAATCGGGGGGCATAAATCAAGTGAACGCCAGATACATCAGGTACACCTTGATAGTTTACCTTGGAACGGTCGTTTCCAGATTATTGATAACGCATTTGAAGAATTCGGATTGACAGTTGATGAGTCGGTCCGATACAAAATTGCGGGTCTTAGCGATGGATTTCCAAACTATATACATCTGATTTGTGAAAAAATATTGTTGACATGTCAAAGTTCGGTACGCGAATACTCTTCAGTTGATTATAATCTTTTCATTAAAGGGTTAAATGATGCAATTGACTCCGTATCGGAGACCCTAAGGCAAAGTTATACAGATGCTACGGAAGGTCGAGATGAATCATATAAACATATAATCTGGGCTATGTCAGATATGGCAGATTTAACTCGACATAAAACGCACATATCAGAGTCTTATGTCAAAATCTGTAAGTCACTCGACGTACTACCTTTGGATAAAGGAACATTTGAACGTAAGTTTAATGCACTTAAGAAACCTGCGTTTGGTTGCATCATTATTCCTGCATTAGGAAATCGCCCTTCATGGTTTCGCTTTAGAGAAAATATGCTACGTGGTTATATCCGTATGCGAGCAGAGCAGCACGGCCTTGAGTTGGACTTTCAGAATTACAGAGTTGCAGGAGAGCATTCAGCGCGAGCTATAGGCAAATACTCAGCTTATAAACCTTTGACTAATGTTGAAGGGCGTGTCGCCAAGCTTAGAGGTGATGATGACTGGCTTGAAGATTTAAAATCAAACTCAAGTAATTAAAGTAAATAATTTTTAACAAACTAGGCCACCAAATGGTGGCTTTTTTATTTCCCCTCGTTCTGAGAGGATTCACAGCAATTGAGGGGGACCGATGTCCGAACCAATAACCGGCACAGGCTTAGCTGGTGGCGCTTTAACGGGGGCGAGTGTTTACGGGCTGTTAACCGGTACTGATTACGGTGTTGTGTTCGGGGCATTTGCTGGTTCCGTGTTTTATATAGCGACCGCTGCCGATTTGAGTGCAACACGGCGGATGGCTTATTTCGTGGTGTCCTATATCGCCGGGGTTCTGTGCGCTGGGCTGGTGGGCTCCAAGCTATCGGCCCTTACCGGATACAGCGATAAACCGCTGGATGCTATTGGTGCCGTAATCATTTCTGCGTTGGCCGTGAAAATACTCACCTTCCTGAACAATCAGGATATTGGCTCGCTGGTGGCGCTAATAACGCGCCGGGGAGGTTCCGGTGGTACTAAATGATCCAACAGCAACCATCAATGCGCTGTTATGCGCAGGTGTTGTGGTTACTCTGATGTTCTATCGCCGTCGAGACTCACGGCATCGGAAGTGGGTGTCGCGGCTGGCATGGCTGATAACAGTGATATACAGCTCTGTACCGCTGGCGTATCTATGCGGCATTTATCCATATTCAACGTGGCCCACCATCGGGGCCAACATCATGATCCTTGTTGCGCTGCTGAGCGTAAGAGGCAATGTAGCGCGACTTGTTGACGCACTGAGGCACTGATGAACCAATCTCAATTCCAGAAGGCGGCTGGTATCAGCGCCGGGTTAGCTGCGCGCTGGTTTCCGCACATTACAGCCGCGATGAAAGAATTCGGCATTACTGCTCCACTCGACCAGGCGATGTTTATTGCCCAGATGGGGCACGAGTCGGGAGGCTTTACCCGGCTGGTGGAAAATCTGAACTATGCAGCAGATAGCCTTGTGCCTACGTTTGGTAAACACCGTATCACCGCCCAGCAGGCCGCAGCACTCGGCAGAAAGGCAACACAACCAGCAAATCAGCGAGCAATCGCGAATCTGGTGTATGGGGGAGAGTGGGGAAAAAAGAACCTCGGTAATCAGGTTGCAGGTGATGGCTGGAAATATCGTGGTCGCGGCCTGAAGCAAGTCACAGGCTTGAGCAACTACCGCAACTGCGGGCAGGCACTGAAGCTTGACCTTGTTACCCAGCCCGAGCTGCTGGAGCGAGATGATTACGCCGCACGTTCCGCCGCATGGTTTTATGTTTCACACGGTTGCCTGCTTCATTCCGGTGATGTTGAGCGCGTAACGCTGCTTATCAATGGTGGCCGCAACGGTCTGGATAAACGCCGTGCGCTGTTCAATCAGGCTAAATCAGTACTGGTATGAGGTCCTTATGGGCATTGAAATGTTTATTGGTCTGGCAACTGCATTGCTTGCCATTGTCGCAGGCGCATTTGGGTTAGGCCATTCACTCGGAACCAGCAAGGCGGAAGCCAAAGCCGAACAGCAGCGAACCGAAGAGAACGCCGCTGCTACCGTCGCCGCGGCAGAACGGAAAGCAGATGTTATTCAAGAGGCCAGTGATGTACAGCAGACTGTTAGCCATATGCCTGATGACGATGTTGATCGGGAGCTGCGCGAGCACTTCACCCGCCCCGGTAGTCGTTGATACAGGGTGCCTGTGGGCGAAAATTATCTATCTCACAGACCACGATATCGAAGTGCTGGATAAGCAGACGAAGCGCGACATTCTGGCGCACAACAAATCAGTGCTGGCCAACTGCCCGCAACCAACCGACAGGGTTACGCGATGACCAAGGTAAAGAATATTGAATTTCGACTGAGCAAACTTGAGAAAGGGCCAGACAAGAATGTTCTGGCCATCATGGAGATAAGGTCGAGGGCTATTGCAGGTACGGTGTTGAACCAGGTACGAAATCAGGTGTTGAAAGGTCAATAATTTCGCTAAATACAGCCTCATAGGCCTTATTCATCTTATCTACTGTTTCTGAAGTGATATCACTTGTTGAAGGTATATCGATACCATCCATAAGTTTTATTTCAGCGAATTTTTCTAAAAATTGAAGGACGTCCTTTTTTTGGTCTTCAGGCATTGTTTGCACGATACAAGCAACAACGTTTCTCAGGGCCAAAATTTGTGCGTGAGTAACATAATAAGGATCATTCATAGCTTCTTACCTGTTCTGTTGAATTTGGTGATTTAACAGTATCAGGCTGAGATGACGGCCGCCACCATGTGGCAACAGTTACACGTTATGCCTCGCACAAGCGGGGCTTTTTTTATTGGAGATGATAAGGATGCCCGCACTGATCCTCCGTGCCTGCCGTAAGCGTGGATGCGCAGGTACAACCACCGGGCGCTCAGGCTACTGCGAGATACACCGTAATGAAGGCTGGCACCAGCATCAGCAGGGCAAGAGCAGGTAGATATAGAAACCGCCATTGTTTCGCCAGCTCAGGTTAGATAAATACCGTTGGCAGGCCTATTACACTGCAATTACCGAATAGTGATAATAGCTGTATAACCTGAAAATACAGGCTGAACAAACATATACAACTAATAGCATTAGCAACTAATTGTTACAGTGAAGGGGCTTAGCACCTCGGCATTGAACTTACTTTCAGCGACTGAGCGACATTCAGGCAGCAGATCTGCAATACGTTCTATAAGTGCCCCTGGTGTTGAGGATGAAAGTTCTTTAGCTGCTAGCGCTAAAGCCAGATCATAAGCAACAGACTCTTTCGTTCTGCCGCCAGAAAACACATTGTATGACATAGTTGACCTTACTTTTTTAAGTTGAGAAAAATGATTTATATCTTTTTTCTATATTCTTCGCCCAGGAACTGATAGAGCGATCTGAACTGGTTCGTTTGACTTACAGGAAGATAATTACTGCTGAGCACCATTCCTGAAATAATGATGCATGTAAGTGTGAACAGATAGTCCTTAAGTTCGATATCTGTCATTTGATAGGATTCTTCATTTGCAGCTGAAAGTCCTAAGCGATATGGCTTAAAAAGCAAAGAAGGAAATTTTTTAATGTCTTTCACCCTTCCTCCGGAAGGAAAAAGTATCCACATTTAGGGCAAATACACGTGATGTTTTTACGTATTTTGCTGGAACTTTGCTCCATGATATGAGAGCAGTGAGGGCAAGTCACCTTCACCTGTTTATCCATGTACATCTTAAGATCATCAAAGATAGTCATAAATATTACCTGGTGGATGTGTGGGTACTTAGTATACTCCCGTAATTAATGGATTGCTCATTTATTGACCTGCCAAGCCCGACACAGGTCTTCTCTGTGCAAGTGCAGGGAGGTAACATATCTAGCTGGCATGATGATCCCTAAGCATCCTCGGGGAAGATAACCTATTATTTATAATAGGTTGGGATCACTTAAGGAGTGTTTGAATGAAAAATGAAGAATTTGAACGTAAAGTCGAAGATGAGATTTCTGCTCTCATTAAGAAAAAGATCGCTGAAATCAGGAAAAAAACTGGTAAAGAGGTTTCTGAAATCGAGTTTATTCCAGTTGAGACAATGAATGGGCTTGATGGATACGAAGTAAAAATCAAGCTGATGTAAACGTTAAAAAGGTCGCCGCGGCGCTGAGGAATCCCCAGTAATGGGCGGGTGAAAAAAGACAGGCATAGAGTTTTGTGATCTACTGATTGTGCTATCAATTCAATGAGATCACCTCTATGCCTGCCTGCCGAGTATGTCAGAATTTCTTCCGGGATGCTTTAGCTCCGTTTCACAAATACCGACAAAATACCCTCCTTGACGCCACGCTTGCCTTAATCAACGGCGCGTCACTGACGCTGTCCGGGCTGGAATCATCAGCGACCAGACAGCCCTGAGGGCGCTAGAGGAATACATCAATACGCAGTGTTTGAGATAAAAAAATCCCGCCGGTTCAGGCGGGAAACGTGTTCACAAATACAATTCGTTACGGGATGGGTAGTAGCACGGTGAAGAAAGCGCGGAGTGATGAAAAATCTGAAAATGCACCGCAGGACTGATGGCTGACCAGGCCGCTATCGTTAAGAAATGGCCCCACCCTGAGGGCTATTGTTTTAACGACGCAAGGTATTTCACGTGATGGCTCTTTTAGCCCAAGAGTCATCCCGGAAACAACAAGCGCAAGCGCTGGGTTGGTTAAAAAATGCTCTATTGGTGATATGATAAGGCCCATTTATTGAAAGGGTAATCATCATGTCATTTTTCGATTACGCATTAAAACGTATAAATATTGCGACAAAAATAACAGTGACTTGTCCTGTTTGTGGGCATAAATCCAATCATCCGACTACAAAGGTACGCAAGGAACAGGCGTTACTCTGTCCGAGATGCAAATCACTGTTTGTCATTCACAGGTAACATGCCGCCAGACTGAAACTAACCGCCTCAGGGCGGTTTTTATTGCCTGAATTAGAGAGCCTCTTTGCGGGATGGCTCTGTAATGCTAAGTCGAATGGTTGTTACTTTCTCTTTCGAAAGGATAAAAGCAGACCAGGCGCGACATTCTGGAGCACAACAAATCAGAGCAAGCGGACTGCTAAAGGAAAACTACTGATAATGAGTAAGTTCGGATTAGCTAACGACATAACAATCCGTCTCTTGGACATGATAAAATCATTACCAACGGTAATGGATTGAAAAGGAAATGATGTGTGGATGTGCTAATTGATAGTGCCATGGAAGGCTATATCTTCCTCGCTCTGGCTATGTGGCGCGTTCTGATTGTGGTATTCGTTGGGATGGCCCTCTCATTTTATGGCGTGCAAATGCGTAGAACTGCAGTCACCTTTTTGATGCTAGCTGCGGTAGTAGGGATTGCGGGTTCGATTTATACCTAAATAGCCTTTATAACTATCTCCGTTTATAGCAACCCATTGATAAATATGCGCCTCGCAATAGCGGGGCTTTTTTATTCGTGAAGGTAAACGATGCAAAATATCAAGATTGAATACGTTAATGGCGTGCTGGTGGCGCTGGAGCGGGACGGCGTGTCTTACGCGCATCTGCCTGTTTCAGCTATCCATTTCGACCATACCGCTAAGATATTCCCGCACCTCAAGATTGAGATTGAAGCTGGTGGCGCACCATTCGTACCTGCAGCACCAGCGCAACCACAACCGGAAGAGTCAGAACAGCCACCAGCTGTCGTGGAAGAAGTGCAGCCAGTAAAAGAAGGTGAGCTCTTGCCGCCGAATGATACTGCGCCACGAACGGCGCGTCGCCCCCGTCATCGCAACCGTAACCGCAACAGGAGCCAGTAATGTTTAATCGTAATGATCTGACGCTTTCACTCTTCTATGCTTCCAGCACGAATGATGACGGCGATAAGGTCGCGTCACTTACCGTTCAGGTGAACAATTCCGACATGGTGGCCATGCAGAGCAACAAGCTGCAATGCATCACTGATAAGACAGGTAAGAAGGCTTATTCCGTTGGCGAGCAGATGATCACCAATGGTTCTGATCCGCTGCTGGTTGCCCTTGAGGACTACTGGCGCCGGAACACTGAGACGGTCGTGACCGGATTTCTGAACGATGTTGGCGACTTCATCGCAGGGAACATCAGCCAGTCTTCAACGTTCCTCGGCTTCAATGGGCTGAAGGTCTTCGAGAATGAGCCGCTGGCGGCACGCATCCCCGAGGATGTGCTGCAGGCTGACGGCGGCGCGTCCGCAGGCTGAGCATTCACAGAGGTCGTTCAGTGAGCGGCCTCGATGATTGGTCAGCTATTGCAAATGACAATCATTATTGCATGGGTCCTCCCGGTGGGGTGGTCTTCCACGGGGCGGCGCGCTCGCGGGAATCGGCTAGTTTTCTGGATCCATGGTCATCATCATCATTTGCGCAGGTTTTTGATTTTATTGATGCCTGTTTTGCAATGATGTCGAAACGGTTAAAAAGTGTTCACCATCATGGATCAGGAAATCGCTTCTCTGAAGCTGAATATTAATCAGCTGGCGGGCATAACCAATGTCCACCGCCAGACGGTGGCCGCCAGGCTGAAAAATGTCGAACCAGCACCGGGCAGCAACAGCAAACTAAAACTGTTTTTAGTGACCGACGTTCTGGCTGAATTAATGATCCCCACGGTTGCAACCAGTCTGGAGGATATGCCACCGGCGGACAGGCTGGCGCACTGGAAGGCGGAGAACGAGCGGATCAAGTTTGAGCAGGATACGGGGCAGCTTATACCGGCAGATGAAGTGGCCAGAGAGTTTTCAGTCATGACTAAAGCCGTTGTGATGGTGCTCGAAACGCTCCCCGATGTACTCGAGCGAGATTGCGCGCTTTCCCCTGCAGCGGTTGCCCGGGTGCAGAGTGTGATTGACGATTTGCGCGACCAGATGGCCCAAAAGGTCATGGAAGCCGAAGCAGAGGAGGTTGAGCCAGAGGAGGACTGATGGCAAAGCGGGCATCCGCCAGGGGGATCCGCCGGGATGTCTCCGGAATTTTACGCGCGCCACGCCGCATGCTGGTTGCCGACGCGGTAGCCGAATATATGCGTGTGCCGATGGGCGCCGGTAACTCGGTCCCATGGGATCCTAATCTGGCCCCATATGTTATAGAGCCGATGAACTGCCTGGCATCGCGTGAGTACGATGCTGTGGTATTCGTTGGCCCCGCGCGAACGGGTAAGACGATTGGCCTGATTGACGGATGGATCGTATACAGCATTGTTTGTGATCCGGCGGATATGCTGGTTATTCAGGTATCAGAAGAAAAAGCACGTGAACACTCGAAAAAACGTCTGGACCGGACATTCCGATGCAGCCCTGAAGTAAAAACCAGATTGAGTCCGCGTCGTAACGATAACAACGTTCACGATCGTACTTTCCGCGCTGGTAACTATCTGAAACTTGGCTGGCCCTCAGTCAATATTATGTCCTCGTCGGACTATAAATTTGTTGCGCTAACCGACTACGACCGCTTCCCGGAAGACATCGACGGGGAGGGAGACGGATTCTCGCTTGCCTCCAAACGTACTACTACGTTTATGTCTTCGGGTATGACCCTGGTCGAAAGCTCACCGGGCCGCGACATTCTCGATACGAAATGGCGGCAGAGTTCACCCCATGAAGCACCTCCCACGACGGGCGTGTTGTCGCTGTATAACCGCGGCGACCGCCGGCGGCTTTACTGGCCTTGCCCGCATTGTGGGGAATATTTTCAGCCTGAAGTTGCCAACATGACGGGCTACCGTGACACGACGGACCTGGTCACAGCCAGCGAAGCGGCCTATCTGCAATGCCCGGCCTGCAAAGGAAAAGTGCTTCCTGCGATGAAGCGCGAGCTGAACATGAAAAGCGTCTGGCTACGTGACGGGCAGTCAATTGATCGGGATGGAAACATTACAGGGGAGGGCCGGCGGTCACGCATTGCTTCTTTCTGGATGGAAGGGCCAGCAGCTGCTTACCAGACCTGGTCACAGCTAATTTATAAATATCTGGCGGCTGAGCAGGAATACGAAAAAACCCAAAGCGAAGAGACACTAAAAACGGTCGTTAACACTGACTTTGGTCGCCCTTATCTTCCGCGCGCGAGTACCGAACAGCGTAAAAGCGAATTGCTCGAACAGCGGGCCGAGGATGTCCCGAAACGTTGTGTGCCTGATGGTGTTTGTTTCCTGGTGGCGACTGTCGACGTGCAGGGGGGACGTAATCGCCGCTTTGTCGTTCATGTTACTGGCTACGGAAGCATGGGCGAACGGTGGCTGGTGGACCGTTACAACATTCGCCAGTCGCTCCGGTGCGACGCGAACGGTGAAAGCCTGCCTATCGACCCAGCCAGTTACCCGGAGGACTGGGATCTGCTGCTGACTGATGTCTTTTACAAGACGTGGCGAATGGCATCCGATCCCCGCCGGTGTATGCGCCTGATGGCAATGGCAGTCGATTCCGGCGGTGAAGATGGTGTCACCGATAATGCCTATCGATTCTGGCGTAAATGCCGTCGGGAGGGAATTGGCCGGAATGTTTACCTGTTTAAAGGTGACGGTCATCGACGCGAAAAGCTGATCACCCAATCCCTGCCAGATAACACCGGCCGTTCAGCGCGCCGGGCGAAAGCCGCCGGGGATGTTCCTCTTTATCTGCTGCAAACCAATGACCTCAAAGACCGGGTAAACAACGCCTTGTGGCGCGATACTCCCGGACCGAACTACATCCATTTCCCGAAGTGGCTGGGAAGCTGGTTTTACGACGAACTGACTTATGAGGAGCGTGATTCTGATGGCAAATGGAGTAAGCCAGGGCGCGGCGCCAACGAAGCTTTTGACCTGCTGGTTTACGCTGATGCGCTGGTTATCCTTCGCGGATACGAAAAAATTAAATGGCCTGATGCGCCTGAATGGGCGAGGAGGGAAACGTGGATGGAGAACGTGCCGCAGGAAACTGGCGAAGAAGCACCCCCGGCGCCAGCGCCTGTCCAGACCAAAAAGCGCAAACGCAAAAAAACCGTAACAGATGACGCTAACCCATGGGCCACCTCAGGAGGCTGGTTGTGAATAAAAGTGATATTGAGGCCATGATCCAGCGCTATGCCGAAGCGGAAATGGCGGTACTGGATGGCAAATCCATCAAATTTAATGGTCAGGAAATGACCATGGAAAACCTGTCTGAAATCCGCAAAGGACGACAGGAATGGGAGCGGCGCCTTTCTTCCCTGAATAATAAGCGCCGGGGACGGCCTGGCTACAAACTGGCGAGGTTGTAATGTCTCTACTTGATGATGCGATTGGTGTCATTTCCCCTGGCTGGAAGGCCGCAAGGCTACGCTCACGCGCCATGATACAGGCATATGAGGCCGTTAAGCCCACGCGCACCCACAAAGCCCGTCGGGAAAATCGTTCGGCTGATCAACTCAGTCAGATGGGGGCTGCCTCGTTGCGGGAGCAGGCGCGGTGGCTTGATAATAACCACGATTTAGTGATTGGCATTTTCGATAAGCTTGAAGAGCGGGTGGTAGGTAAAAGCGGGATTATCGTGGAGCCGCATCCGAAGCTCAAGAACGGCAAGATCGCTAAAAAGCTGGCGGCGGATATCCGTCAGAAATGGGGTGAATGGTCTATTCGACCAGAAGTGACCCATCAGTTTACCCGCCCCATGCTGGAGCGCCTGATGTTACGCAGCTGGTTGCGCGACGGGGAGGTTTTTGCACAGATAGTCAGCGGCACAGGCAATGGCCTGACGCCTACCGCCGGGGTGCCGTTCTGGCTGGAAGCTCTGGAAGCTGATTTTGTTCCCCAGACCAGCAGCGAGTCGGACAAGCTAAATCAGGGGGTATATACCGATAACTGGGGCAGGCCGAAGGGCTATCTGGTCTATAAAAGCCAGCCGGTCTCTGGTCGTCAGATGGATACCAAACGGATTGATGCAGAAAATATGCTGCACCTGAAGTTTGTCCGGCGGCTGCATCAGACGCGAGGTACCTCCCTGTTATCCGGGGTGCTGATGCGTCTCAGTGCGCTGAAAGAGTATGAAGATGCCGAGCTGACAGCAGCCCGCATCGCCGCCGCCCTCGGGATGTATATCAAAAAAGGGGATGGGCAAAGCTGGGATGAAAACGCCGGTAAGGATGATGATCGTGAGCTGAATATTCAGCCCGGCATTATCTACGACGACCTGCTGCCTGGCGAGGATATCGGCATGGTGAAATCCGATCGCCCGAATCCCAATCTTGAAACCTTCCGCAACGGCCAGCTGCGTGCCGTTTCCGCCGGCAGCCGCCTGAGTTTTTCCAGTACCGCCAGAAACTACAACGGCACTTACAGTGCTCAGCGGCAGGAGCTGGTGGAATCGACAGACGGTTATCTCATTCTTCAGGACTGGTTTATTGGGGCCGTGACGCGTCCGATGTATCGCGCCTGGCTGAAGATGGCTGTCGCCAGCGGCCAAATTACTTTACCACGCGGGCTGGATATCGAGTCTTTATACACCGCAGTGTATTCCGGTCCCGTGATGCCATGGATTGATCCCGTCAAGGAGGCTAATGCCTGGAAGGCTCAAATCCGTGGTGGCGCGGCGACGGAGTCAGACTGGGTTCGCGCCAGTGGGCGCCATCCAGATGATGTTAAAGCGCGCCGCAAGGCCGAAATAGACGAAAACCGTGAGCAGGGGCTGGTATTTGATACTGATCCTGCCAATGACAGAGGAGGCACCAGTGCCGATGCCAAAGAAACGGGCATATCAACGTCCGAAAGCCAGCGTAAAAAGTAATTCATGGTTCCGCATGAAGGCCAGCGCCAACAATGAAGCGGATATCTATATCTATGATGAAATTGGTTATTGGGGAGTAACGGCCAAACAGTTTGTTAACGATCTTAAAGCGCTGGGTGATGTCAGCCACATTAACCTTCACATTAATTCGCCTGGTGGCGATGTCTTTGATGGCATCGCCATTTTTAATGCTCTGAAACATCACGGCGCCGCGATCACCGTTCACATCGATGGCCTGGCCGCCTCCATGGCTTCTGTCATCGCAATGGTGGGAAACCCGGTCATCATGCCGGAAAACACCATGATAATGATCCATAAGCCGTGGGGCTTTGCTGGCGGCGATGCCAACGATATGCGCGACTACGCTGATTTACTGGACAAAGTTGAATCGGTGCTGATCCCCGCCTACGCAGCAAAAACCGGAAAAACCGCTGATGAGATTGCGGCAATGCTGGAAGACGAAACCTGGCTCGACGGCGCTGAATGCCTTGCCATGGGTTTTGCTGACCAGGTGATCCCATCCCTTCAGGCCATGGCCTGTATCCATTCAAAACGTATTGAGGAATTTGAAAAAATGCCAAACAGCATTCGTAACATGGTCACCCCGCCGCGTAACTCCACTCAGCGCGAACCGCAGCAACCAGCACCACAGCCTCAGGCACAACAGCCGATCGCCCCTCAGCCTACTGGCGCGGATGAGAATGCTATCCGCGCGCAGATTCATGCCGAACAGCGCAACCGTGTGAACGGGATTAATGATCTGTTCGCTATGTTTGGCGGTAAGCACCAGGATCTGCAAAACCAGTGTATTGCGGACCCAGATTGCACTGTGGAGCAGGCGAAAGATGTGCTGCTGGCTGCTCTGGGCAAGGTTGCCACCCCATCGAACAAAAGCGATCAGCCGCACATTTATGCCGGGAACGGGAATTTTGTTGGCGATGGCATCCGTCAGGCACTGATGGCCCGCGCAGGGTATGAAAATCAGGAACGTGATAACGTGTACAACGGGATGACGCTGCGCGAATATGCGCGTATGGCGCTGACCGAACGCGGCATTGGTGTCTCAAGCTACAACCCAATGCAGATGGTCGGCCTGGCGTTGACTCACAGCACCTCTGATTTTGGCAATATTCTGCTCGACGTAGCGAATAAGGCGCTTCTTCAGGGCTGGGATGAGGCAGCAGAGACCTTTGATCTGTGGACGAAGAAAGGCCAGCTGTCTGATTTTAAAACGGCTCACCGCGTGGGAATGGGTGGTTTTAACTCCCTGCGTAAGGTTCGCGAAGGGGCTGAATATAAATATGTGACCACGGGCGATAAAGGTGAAACGATCGCACTGGCTACCTATGGGGAAATTTTCTCCATCACCCGCCAGGCGATTATCAACGATGATCTGAACGCATTAACCGACGTCCCGGCGAAAATGGGGCGCGCCGCGAAAGCCACCATTGGTGATTTGGTGTATGCGATTCTGCTGGATAACCCGAAACTGTCCGACGGCAAACCGCTGTTCCATGCCGATCACAAAAACCTCTCCTCTGGCGCCATTTCTGTTTCGAGTATTGATGATGCCCGCAAACTGATGCGCCTGCAGAAAGAGGGCGAGCGCACTCTGAACATTCGTCCGGCTTATATGCTGGTGCCGGTGGGTCTCGAAACGCTGGCCAATCAGACGATTAAATCGGCAAGCGTTAAGGGTGCAGATATCAACTCCGGGATTAACAACCCTATTCAGAACTTTGCGGAAGTTATTTCTGAACCGCGACTGGACCACAAGGATCCTAACGCCTGGTATCTGGCTGCGGCTAAAGGCACCGATACCATCGAAGTGGCATATCTGAACGGTGTTGATACGCCTTACATTGACCAGCAGGAAGGTTTCAATACCGATGGTATTGCTACGAAGGTACGCATCGATGCGGGCGTAGCGCCGTTAGACTTCCGCGGTCTGACGAAATCCACTGGTAAGTAATCCCCACCCACTCAAACCTCTTAGCCCAAACGGGCTTTTTTTATACCTGAAATCAGCCCTACCGGGCTGATAGGAGATGTTATGGCTAAAAATTATGTGCAGGAAGGAAAGACTATCCCTGTGGAGAATGCCGGACAGGAAATCATCCTGAGCGGGGCGCCGGTTGTTATCGGTCAAATGATTGCGGTTGCGATCACGGATATTCCGGGCGGCGATACAGGTGATGGCCTTACCGAAGGAGTATTCCAGTTGGCGAAGCTGGCCGCCGATGAAATCAGCGCGGGGGAAAAAGTGTACATCAAGGCGGGCAAAGTACAACTGGAAGCCACTGATGCCGTCCTGGCGGGTGTTGCCTGGGAAAATGCTGCGGCTAACAGTACCGTCATTGATGTCAAAATCAATGCCTAACCCTTTCGACAAGATGGCGGCCCGGATGGATGCCGCCACCCTCAAAAAAATGGGCAGGGAAGCGGTCATTAACGGCATAAGCGTTGACGTCGTGCCTGCTGAGTTGCTGGAGGAGATGGGCGCGTTGTCCGGTACCGCAACGGTGCTGGTTGTTTTTGCTGCTGACTATCGGCCCGCCAGAAACGATGCCGTCGAATATGACGGTAAAGACTGGATCGTTACCCGTTATCAGCTTTTTAACGGGAAGCCTCAAATCTGGCTGGAGTGAATGATGTCACTGAAAGGTCTTGAGCGTGCGATCCAGAACCTGAACAGTCTGAGCCGTCTGATGGTCCCAACGGCTGCCGCCCAGGCGCTAAATCGGGTCGCCGGGCGGGCGATTACGCAGGGCAGCAGGAAGGTCGCAAAAGAAGCGACAGTGGGCGATAACCACAAAAAGGGGTTGCCGGTGAAGCTGGTCCGCCAGCGTTCGCGTCTTAAGCGTGCAAAGCCTGAACGGCTGGTGGCGGCAATTCGTATCAACCGCGGAAACCTGCCTGCAATCAAGCTGGGTGCCGCGCGTGTGCATCTCTCCAGGCGTAAAGGAGAAAAGCGCGGGCGGGGTAGCGTGTTACGTATTGGCCCGTACATTTTCAGAAATGCGTTTATCCAGCAGCTGGCGAACGGGCGATGGCAGGTTATGCGCCGGCTGAGTAAATCTCGTTACCCGATAGATGTTGTCAAAGTTCCTCTCGTAACCCCATTAACCCAAAACTTCACCGCGATATCAAAGCAGCTTATCGACAGCGATATGCCGAAGGAGCTGTCTGCAGCGCTGAAGAATCAACTGAGGATCCACCTGAAGCGATGAGCAAACACACTGCTATTCGTCTTGCCGTACTGGAACAACTAAGGGCGTCCATTCCAGATCGTGTGACATGGTTTGACGGGCGGCCTGTTTTTCTGGAAGAGCAGGACCTGCCGGCGCTGGCAGTCTATTTGTCTGATGCAGAATACACGGGAGACAGCCTTGATGAGGATAGCTGGCAATCAGTCCTCCATATCGAGGTATTTCTGAAATCCACCACGCCGGATAGCGCGCTGGATGCGTGGATGGAGGAAAAGGTGTACCCGGCCCTTGAGACTATCCCGGCGCTATCTCCCTTAATCGAAACGATGATCCCCATGGGCTACGACTACCAGCGCGATGACGAAATGGCTACCTGGGGATCGGTCGACCTGACGTACACCCTCACTTACCTGAGATAAGGAATTTTATGGCTACTCCAAATCCAATGGCCCCGGTTAAAGGGGCGGGCACCACGCTCTGGTTATATACCGGAACGGGAAATCCCTACGCTAACCCACTTTCCGATGCCGACTGGCAGCGCCTGGCAAAAATTAAGGAACTCACGCCGGGCGAAATGACGGCGGAGTCCTACGATGACACCTACCTTGACGATGACGACGCAGACTGGACCGCGACTGCACAGGGGGCAAAATCGGCAGGTGATACATCATTAACGCTGGCCTGGAAACCGGGTGAAGAAGGGCAAAAGTCGCTGGTGGCCTGGTTTGTCGATGGCGATGTGCGGGCCTACAAAATTAAATACCCGAATGGCACCGTGGATGTGTTCAAAGGCTGGTGCAGTAGCCTGGGTAAAGCCATCCCCGCGAAGGAAGTGATCACGCGTACCGCCAAAATCACCAATACCGGGAAACCAGAACTGGCGGAAGAAAGCGGCAACCCGCCGATCGCAGTGACCGGCATCAAACTCGACAAGGCAACAGCCAGCGTGGCCGTCGGCGCAACCACAACGCTAAACGTCACCTTCCTGCCTGCCAGCGCGTCGGAACAGTCTTTCCGTGCGTCGACCTCGGATAGCACGAAGGCGACCGTGGCCGTGAGTGGCAAATCTCTGATTGTTACCGGCGTGGCGGCTGGCACGGCCGACATTATTGTCATGAGCAATGACGGTAATTTTGTGGCGACCTGCAAAACCACCGTGACGGCGTCCTGAGGATAAAGGCATGAGCATGTTTTTGAAGAAAGACGAATTTACCCATAACGGCGCTACGGTGACGATCACCGAATTGTCGGCACTGCAGCGCATTACTTATCTCGAATATCTGGCCGCAGAAGAAAAAGCCTTATCCGCCATTTCTGATGACGTGGATGACCAGACAATGTCCGCCGGGCTGGTCAGCATGAGTATTCGCGCAGGCGCGCGCCTGATTGCGCTCTCGCTCTGGCATAACGATCCGAAGGGGCCATCTGAAGAGGAACTCCACCAGCAGGTGATGAGTACCTGGCCGGCGGAAGCGATTGGCAAAGCGGAAATGCAGATCAAGCTGCTCTCCGGCATGCTGGCGCCGGTTGTCGAAGAAGATCAACCCGCGGATGAACACATTGATGCCACCGCGCTGGGTGATGAACCTGTTACAGCGGAAAAGCCCTAGCCAGTGAGCTTGATTTTGTCCTGAAGCTGGCGCGCGAGTTCGGGCGACCC